TTCCGGTGTATAAATCTTTGATTCTTTGCTCTTAATTGGTTTGCGCGGAGTGCTGTCGTATCGCTCTACTTTTTCTAGTTCTTCCCGGCTTGGTCGCTTGCCCTGCGCTGCGTAATTGCAATTCGCCAAGCTGCGCCCCAAACTGCTTGTCTCGCAATTTTCGAGCGCTGATGTTCGGTTTACGGGTGACGCTCCAACGATTTCCTCAGCGTATCCGGTTGCCGTCGGGTTGATATCGTCTTTGTCAAAATATATTTCTGAGTAGACAATAAAGCTTCGTTCGTCTCTGTATTCGAGTTTTGTCGCTACCCGGCCGTTTGGATGGTCGGCCCAAAATTTTGCCAGTCTGCTTTCGACCGTTTCGTATTCGTCTAGATTAAATTTTCCTGCCATTTCTTTTGCCCTCTCTTTTGGGTTCCGGTTGGAACCTGTCGTTGCCTATTCTGCCCTACTTTCTCAGATTATGGTATTTATGCGTAATGTCATTTTTCGGCGTGTCATGTGGCACTATTGCCCTGTGACCACTCTTATCGCCGTTCAACATTCCGATTGGTGCTTAATTGCCGGGGATTCGCAAACCACTTCCTACCATCTTTCCGCTGATTGTTCTCCTATGGGTAAAATTGCCCAAAATGGTAAGTATCTTGTTGCGGCCGCTGGTCTTGTTCGTGGCATGAATTTGATTCAACATTCTTTTGTTCCGCCGAATCCGCCTCGTTCTAATTTAGACAAATTTATGGTAAATCGTTTTGTGCCGGCTTTGCGTAAGTGTTTTCAAACCGCTGGGTACGATATGAAAGACGACGGTGGTGTGGCCCAGCATGAAAGTGAGTTTTTGGTTGCCGTTAAAGGTGTAATTTATTTGATTGACGAGGCTTACGGCGTGGAACGCACTTCTAATAAAATTTATGTCACCGGCACCGGCATGGAGCTGGCTCTCGGTGCTGCTCATGCTCTTGGTATTGGTGAAATTGATGATTGGGAAGAAGCCGTTGAGGTTTTGCAATCGGCTGTTGAAATTGCGATTGAATACGATATTTATTCTGGCGGTTCGGTTCAGTTTGCTTTGCAAGATACGCATGGTACTTCTTGGATTTCTACTGGTTGATTTCAGTCTAGCCAGATTTTGTATCCTGCCGTTACGCGCCCTTTTACCGGGTCAATAAAGTGTAGTCTCTGGCTTGGTGTTGCGCTGGCCGCGAGCATTACCCCGGCGTATCGGTTATCGCTTTCGGTGCTTCCTGTTTGGTAAACGCTTCCTTGTCCATTCGCCATTGCCCACTCTGCGTGCGTGTGATAATGCCCAATATATACATCTCTAAATTCCCACGGGTAGGCTCCGCTTCTCCACCGGTTTGCGTGTTGAACAATCGCGCCCGGACTGGCAAACCCGTTGCGCCCCACTTCGTCGCCGTGAATTAAAAGCGCTCGGTATGCGCCGATTTCTACGCGCTGTATGTCCTCCGGGCAATCCTGCCATCGGAGTCGTTTCTCGCCTTGTAATAATTGCTTTGCCAATTCGTAGCACATTCGGTCGAAGTTATCCGAGCGTGGCACATTGTCGCGCTTGCTTCCTATCCGGCCGTGGTTGCCCCATTCTGGCACTACGGTGACGGTTTCGTAATTGGCCAATGCGTATCGCACCACATCGACGCAAAGCCGACTTACATTCACATATTGCTCAAATAGCGTCGCGTCGATTTCGAACGCTTGATTGGGAAAGTTGAAAAGGCCTTCAATCATGTCTCCGCCGAATAAAATAAATAACTCGTTTATTGGGTGGTCGGCTCGGTGAATTTTGGTTATTTTAATTGCTTTTTCTGCAAATTCCATTACCCGCTTGCGCATTACTTCGCTGTTATAGCTGGTCGTTTTCTTTGCGCCCTGCCAGTCCGTTAAATGCCAAAGAGCTACTTCGGGTTTCTTGGTGCTTTTTTCTAATTTTGGTTCCGGGACATTTGGTATTTTGCCCGTTGCCAGCATTGCGTCGTATGCGGCTGTGTATGTTGCCGTTACTAGGTCGTCGGTCTTTTGCTTTGTTTCCATCAGTTTTTTCTGCGTGCGCATGAGCGCTTTTCGCAATTCGGTTACATCGCTGCTTTCAATTCCCTCCGGAAGCTGGTCAAATTTATCCTGTAAGGTCATGGCGTTTCGCAATTTCTTGCCCGTGAATCGTGTATCCCAATTTATCCTGCCATGAGTCTTCGTGTTGCGGATTCGCCACGCACCGTACGCTCTTGTACGCGTCTAGCATGAGCGCTACTTGCCATGCCGGTATATCGTCGGTGAGTAGCAACGCTCCCCATATTCTGCCCGTTATGGCGAAATTGGTTTCTGCGTCTCCGTAAATTTCTTGTCGATTTTCTAAAATTTTATCTATATCTTCGGGCATTTACATATCCCTTTCCGGTGGGCATTCACCGATGTGCTGCTCGTTTTGTGGCCCTCTCTGCGCAGAATCGTGATTACTTCCGCGACCGGATAGCCTTTTTCCCATGCCATTTCAAGAGCTTTCTGGTCGTCTTTGGTCATTGAATTTAGCAATAATTGATAGGCGCAAATCTCGTTTGATTGTCTAATCCGGGTTTCGCCTAGTTTTTTCAAGCTTTCTGCCAATCCCATTTTGCCTCCCTGCCCTCATATTACTACAAAATGGCAAGAACCCTTCATCGCTTCTCCGTTGGTGAAGGGTTCTTTGGGTTCAGTTTATTTCTTTGCTGGTTTCTCCGTTTTTAATAGCTTGTCGATTTCAATGGATACTTCGTCGGCTGCGATTCCGAATGCTTTGTCTTTTGGATTCATCGCTCGAATCGCTGGCGCGATTATTGCGATTATCGCTGCGGCTGCGATTTCTTTTGGTTGAGTCTTTCCTGCCGTAATCGTCACACCGATTGCCACCAATGCTGCTCTCGCGTATGAGGCTAAGGCTTCTTGTATTTTTTTATTCATGTTGTTTCCTTTGGTCTTCCGATTGCCATGATGAGTGAATAGGAGCGTTTCTTAATGTAATACCCGTCGCCGTTCGATTGGTTTCCGCCTTTGTCCGGGCTGGTATTGCCTTCATAAGCGTAGATATATTTCAGCGTGCTGTTGTTGCCTTTTACGATTCCTACATGGTCGGGTTCGGCGTCGGCGTCAAATTGATAAAATACAATATCCCCGGCTTGCGCTTGCCCGACCGGTACGAGCTGGTTGTTTTTTGCTAAATATTTTAGCCATTGGTCGCAGCTGGCAAATCCTTTTGGGTTTGCTTTTGGTGCGACCGCTGTGATTGCTCCCGCGTCGTAAAATATTTTGGACGCGCTCATGGCGCACCACGGTTGGTGATTCAGTCCAAACCAAATCCCAAATGGCGTATCGTTATTTTCGCCCTCTTTGTATCCGACATGGCTCTCTGCCCCGGCCAATATTTTTTTAATATCAAGCGTCATTTACTTCTCCAATTTTGCATGGAGAACAGCGATATCCAAAGATAATTTATGAAGCGTCTCGTCTTGCTTGTTCATCTGGTCTTTCATGCTGGCTCCCCCGTTTTCGTAAAGTTGGTATTCAATTCTGTCGAGTCGCTTGTTGAGTTTGTATATTACCCGCAGCGCTCCGGCTGTAATAATCAGTATTTCTAAAATCGAACGCACTAAATCGACTTTATTGGCTGCGTTCATTGGCGCCCTTTCGGGTTGTTAGGTAAGCGTAATTGTCTTAATTGTACCAGCGGAGTTCACAAATTTTAATGTGCTTGATGTGCTGTTAAACCACATATCCCCGTTGCGCGGTTGCGTCGGGTCGGTAGTTACGATTGGTACGGTGAAGCGTTGCGCCGTTTCTAGCTTGCGTATTCTGGCGAGCATATCGTCAAAATATGGTTTTAATTGAAATGGTTGGTTTATGTATCCCATTTAATATGTTCCCGTCGTTAGCGTAAGTGATACGCGCTCTGGGCCGTCTTCGCCCGGTGTAACGCTTAACGCGACCAATCTATAAATTGCGTCTAGCCCTGTTGGAAATCTGTTGTCGTTAATAATAATTCTTACTTCGTCTCCGACTTTATATGTGCCGAATGTCGGCGATTGGCTTGGCGGCGCTACGACTCGCAAGGTTGTTGGCGGGTAGCTCGTTGCCGTAATTCTTGAGCTGGCCAATCCTGCTAATAGCGTTGCGTCGGTAATATCTGAATAATTGGCTTGGTCTTCTAGTAAAGGCCAGCCGGCTGTTATTTTGGTTGCGTCGGTGGCTGTCTGAATTAGCTTGCCCTCGTTGCTTCCTGCTCCGAGTGCGTAAATGGTGTTTGCCGCTGTTATGCCGTCTTCCGGGTAAATGTATTCAACCATGTTGCCGGGAAATTGAAATACCGGCGCGGTTATTGATGTGCTGGCGTAGGTGGTTCCAGTCTTTGGGTAATAAGTGTTAAATGATTTGGTCGGGTTGCCGGAGCCGTCGTAGTAAACGCTTATCGAGAAATCAAATCCGTTTGTCTGCGTTGCGAGGTCTTGAATCGCGGATAGCACTTGCTTGTATTCGTATCCGTAATATGTGCGCGAAACCAATATTCCGGAAACGCTGCTTGAGCCGGAATCTTGATTGTAGAGCAATCCAATGTTGCCCCCGGTTGCTCCCTGCGCTGTGCTAACGAGCGCTTGCGCAATTTGTAATTGGTCGGTGTTGGTGTAGGCAATCGTCGTTGTAATTCTTCGGCGTTCGAATATAGATAAAAATTCTCTGGCGCTGAATGTCAATGTCTGCGCGGTCGAGTTGTATTCTCTGCCCCAGAGGATTCCGCCCCAAACCAATATACCGTTCCTGTCTACATATATTGCTGTTCGGCCGGGTATCGTTCCGTTAGCCACATTTAGCCCTGCTGCGTTTACTCCGGAAAGTAATAAATGCCCGCTCAGCGTTCCGGCGCTGTTTAGCTCTTGCGTAAAATTAACGCCGGTAATTGGTAATTCTGCAAGAATCGAGTTGGTTAAAAGGTCGGCAAATAGGTAACGGTATTGTGTGGCCATGCCGTTATTCTACGGCTTCGGTCGTTTCGAGTTTGTATTCTCCTTGCCCGCAAGAATGGCAGGTTGAGAAATATGCTGGCTCTTTTTCGTTGCGTTGCTCAATGTAGTTATGCCCGCAACATTTCGAAATGTATGTGTATCTAACTGTCATTTGCCTTTCCTATCTTTTAGTAATACAACAAAATTGCGCCTGACCCGCCTACGCCACCTATGCCAGTTCCATTCCCGCCACCACCGCCCCCGCCACCTGCACCGCCAGCACCGCCTGTACCTGAACTTGTAGTAACGCCGTTGGCACCTATCGCAACTGCACCGCCACCGCCACCGCCTACTCCACCGTATATAGAAACAATGACTCCAGTACCGCCCGCAAAAATACCTTGCCCGCCTGTTGCGCCCGCTATTGAAGTTGTATTTATTCCAGCCCCGCCACCCCCGCAAAATGCACCAGCACCGCCATTTCCTGACCCGGTTGCACCACCACCACCGCCACCGCCTGACGTACTGCCTAAACCGCCATTTGCACCCGAACCGGCAACACTACCACCACCGCCACCGCCTGACGTGCCAGTACCGCCAACAACGCTTGGTGCACCCCCTGTTCCAGCAATTCCGAGTGCTTGTATGCTTCCTGCTCCCCCCGCACCGCCATTACCTGAACCGCCACCACCTGCACCGCCAGACGTGCCAGCGTTACCAGCATTACTACCGCCACCGCCACCCCCGCCCGCAACCAAACCGCTAAATACCGTAATGCCACCATTAGAACCCGCACCACCACCAGCAGTTCCCGCAGCACCGCTTGCGCCGATTGAACATGGTGTAGAGGTTTGAACCCTTACCCACCCATAAAAAACACCGCCAGCACCACCGCCACCCGCACCATTTACAGAACCGCCCCCGCCACCGCCCCCGATAACAACTGCCCATGCCCAGTTAATACCAGAAGGGATTGTGACTGTCGTTCCTGATGTAATCGTTTGTTGCAAAGTTAAATCGCGTGGCGCGATTATGCTAGAGGCTGGTATCTGTGAGACGGCCATTTAATTCTTCCCCTTAAACTATCTGTACGCCGGCGATATGGAAGCTGACTGTGATTGCGCTTGCTCCGCCGGTAATTGTGTTGGTGGCCGCTAGCACTTGTTTCAAATCAATAAATACGGTCGAGTTCGCTGGGATTGCTGTCGTTGTTGCTAATGATACTTGCGCACCCGATGGCCCCATTGCTAGCGTGTAGGTCGCTGCGGTTGAAGCTGTATTTGTAACTGCGATATTTGAAACGACTGCAATCGTTGAAGCCGGTACGGTGTAGAGGACGGTCGTTGTCGTTAGCGACGCTGCGCCTCTAAATAAATTGGTTGGTGTCGTGGCCATTTACATCGCTCCCATTATTAGGTTCATAATCGTATCAGGTAGTGAGCCGATTGAGTTGGTTCCTGTTTGTGTAAAGTTTGGGCCGGATACGGTTTTGTTGGTTAGTGTTACCGTATTTGTTAGCGTAACGCTGGCGGTTGGACTTGTCGCCAATACTCTGTTGTCTGTGATATTCGCCGTCGTAATTGCCGTCGTTGCCGCTGCCACCGCAATCGTTGCTAATAGGATTGAGTTTGCTGGCGTTGCTGGCGCTACCGGTGAGGCTGCCGGTGTTCCGGCAATTACGCTGAATGCTACGGTGTTCAGCGAGCCGGTGTAATACGCGTCGGAAACGGTTACGACTACTATGTCAATTCTTGGATTTGATGGGTTCGCGGTCGTTATTGTAAGCGTCGTCGAGGCGTCGTTGTACGCCATGTACACGCCCATATTTGTCTGGGTAGTTCCAAGAATTGCTGCCCACCCTGCGGCTGCTAGAACGGTCATTCCTGTCGGAGAGTTTTGCGTAATGGCTAAATCGGTTGCGTTAATAATCCCTGTTGCTGACCAAATGGTTTGCGTCGTTAGTCGGTCGTTTTCGGCCGGGTGACTTCCGTTTTGGAGCCAGCTTGGTGGTGTCCGTAATGCCATTTTTTCCCCTTAGATATACGCTGAGCGCCATGTAACGGTTGCGGTCGTCGTACCGCTAAGTGTACCTGTACCCGTTAAATAAAATTGGTTGGTTCCCGGTGGTGCGCTGAACCAGTTCGACCCGCCGGTTATCAAATTTCTGGCGGTCGCTCCGTTCAGCGTTATTAGCTTGCTGTCGAGGTCAATAACGATTGTATCGGTGTTCGCGTAATTGCCCGAAATGGTTATGTAATTTCCCTGCGTTAGATTTCCTAGTGTCGGGCTGTTGATTGGCCCGGATAGCGTAATTACCGGGTATGTCGTCGCCCAGCCGTTATTGACTACGGCTGTCGTCGTTGCCGCGCTTCCTCCGCCGTAAACCAAATTGTAAATTCTGTTGTAGGTTCGCCCTAGCGCTTGCCCCGGTGCAATCGTTCCGGTCTGCTGCGTGTCGTCGTAATATCGTGGGTCGGCGCAGAAAAATGTGTATTGGCTCTTGATGTACCCATATGTGTAATCTGGGTCTACGAGCGTTCGATTTTGTCGCACGCGTGCATTGACTCTTTGTAGGCTTCCGGCTGGCGATAATTGAAATTGCAACACGGTCGTTCCGCTGGTTTGCGGAAGTAGATTCTGTTGGAGCAAATTGTAATTGTATGCCGCGCTCGAACTCATATTCATGGTTCCGCCGCTTGTCCGGGTATCGGTTAGCGTTACTGGAATCGTAAATTGCGTAGTGCTGGTAACGGTTGCTACTTTTGATGTCTGGTTGAATCCTGTACCGGCCGTTCCGCTTGGATTGCCCGTTGAAAGCACGCCGGTAATCGTAACTAGCTGGCCCGTTACTAAGCTGTGTGCCGTTGATGTTGTATAGGTAATGATTCCCGTTCCGGTTGCTGTCGCTGCCGAGATGGACGCGGTGCTTGAGTTGCCCGTAGTCAAGATATTTATTGTAATGTCTCTGCCCGATAGGAAGTCATTTCCCGTAAACATTCCGTCGGCGTATCCTCGGTTGTCGTCTTGGTTTCTTATGTTTGGTAAGGATTCCAACCCGTCTAGCGAATAGATTTGGTGCATGGAGTTTGCTCCGCCAAATACATATCCGTTGAACGCAAATGAATAATTATTAAGTGAGCTGACGGTAGCCATTTATTCTAATCCTGCCATATTGCGAGCCATTGGTACTGCCTGACTGCTGCCGAATTGCACCATGTTGTCTATGGCCTTTGCCGTTGCCATCGGGTTTGTTTGGTTTATCCCCGTTACGGTGTAGTTGTTGGTAATTTGCACCGGGCCTTGTACTGCGCCTGTCGTCGGTGTGACCGTAAATGGGCTTAGGCTTGGTTGCGGCGTAAATGGTTTGAAGGTTAATGACGGGTTGTTATCTTTGGCATTGGTTGCGTCTTTCCAATCGTTCAGCGTTTTCAGCGTATCTATGACTCCGTTGAGGTCGTCGTTGAGTGAGTCTAGTTTGTCTTTGGTGCTGGCTGATATATCCGCAATTACGCTTTCGTAATCCGCTTGTATTTGCGCGAGCGCGTCTACCAAATCCGCTGCGTTGGTTGCTAATGCTTCTTTGAAGTTTTTTGTTGTTGCCGCGTTTGCTTCGGATAATATTTCGTCGGCATTCTTTAAAGCTTCTTTTAGCGTTTCCGCTGTTGCCGCTAATTTGTCTTTGTAATCTTCTTCGGCCTTTGCCAAATTATCTAATAAATCATCATTGATTTTGGCCAGCGTTTTATTTAACTCCACCGATACATCGGCGTAACTTTTCATCAATTCTTCGGTCGCCAGCTGTCCTCCGGCGTTCATCGTCGTTGCTAGCGTATCTAGCCCATGTTCGGATATCGTATTTACTTGTCCGTAAAGGTCTTTTAGCTGGCTCTGGGTATCTGTATTTGCGCTTAATAACGCATTCGCCATTTGGGTTCCGACTTCCGGCCCGTTTTTTATCACATCTTCAATAAATACTTGCGAATATCCGGCGGCCGCTAGCTCCGCTGCTTTCTTTTG